GCCAAATACACTTTTAAACTCTGCTATAGTTAATGCTTTCTCTTGGACGCTTGCTAGTGAAGCATTTTGTAATACTTGTTCTTGAGTAACCTGAGTCTTATTGGCTTTAATATAGTCAATAATAGTAAATGAGTCACCTGTGTTAGGCATTCTCACTTGATGGTCTTTTAAGAACGTATGTAGATTTGTGTGGTGTGAACAGTTATAGCAGTGATACTGTAGAGTGTCCCAATACATGTTGCCACGTTTCTTAGTGTCATCTGTACTGGAGTCACCACAATAAGGACACGCCAGGGTTATACGCCCTGGCATGTCTTTAAGTAGTTGCTTATTAGGAGTAGAATGGTGTTCTACACAAACTTGTTTTAGTGCACCTTTTATTCTAGTCTTAAGCTCCTCTGTTAGTTGTATATTCTTAGAGGTTGAGGTCATTTAAGAACGAATCTAAATCATCATCTGTGTTAGCTTTCGCTGGCGCCTCTTCTGTTTTCGTAGCTGTTGCTACTGCTGGTTCTGTTTTAGCCTTAGCTGGTTCAGCCTTTGCAGGAGCTTGCTTTGAAGCAGGAGTTGCAGTTACCTCAGCGATTGAGTCACCTGGATTAAGATACATTCTTAAGACGTTGTTAACGAATGCTCTTGTATCTTCATCCCATGCTTTGTAATCATAGCCTGCAAGTGAAGGAGCTGCGTCTAATTCTTCTTTGATAGAAGCCATCGTCTCTTTATTTCTTTCTGCTGGAGTTTCGCCCATTAAGACTGCAGATTTATTAGAAGAGAATTTAGACTTGTCATAGTTATTATACTCACCTTGTCTTGTGATAACTAACTCAAAGTTCTTACCTTCGAAAAGGTCGAATACTTGTGTTGGCTCACCAAAGTCAGGCTTTAACTCAGAGTCAATCTTCTCTTTAATCTTGTAACCGAATTTGAATACTTTGTAAGTACCCTCTAATTCTGGGTTCTGCGGATCTTTAATAATCTTAATAAGAGAATAGTATTGTTGACGTCTCTTAAGTTTCTCAGACGACTTTCTGTCTACGGCAGAGTCAGACTTTCTCAATTTCCAGAATACATCTGCAATTGGACAGTGCTCACCGATTGTCTGTGGAGAGTCAACTAATTTTCCGTCACCGTTTGAATTGGTCAACCAGTGTACGTATTTTTGAATCAGAGATTTTCTTGGGTTCTCTGGATTAGGTACAAATCTAATTAATGCTTTGTACGTGCCGTCTTTACCGTCGTCGGCTGTAGGTTTGTAAACTTCGTTTACGGTTGTTCTTTCAGGCTGATGCGTTTCTACGTCTTCTACGCCTAAGTTAAAAATGTCAAATGAATCACTCATAATACTTAAAATTGTTTAATAAAATGTTAATACTCGAAATTACGTTAATGTTCTTTCAGTTCCTTATAGTTGTACAATAATCAATAGTTTCAGTCTAATGTCAAATAAGCTGGATATGTCCCAGACCTTGGGTCTGTAGGAAGTTCCTTCCATGTCCCGTTCTCTTGCTTAATCAGCCCTGATTTGTGTAGCAACTCCTCACGTTCTTGCGAAGTGATTGCGTTGGCTTCCACCATTTGTTTGAGAATCTCACTAAGACGGAAGTAGTCCGCTGTAATCAACATATTGTCTGTACTTTTGTTTATTATACTTATTATATATCTGTATTTTAGTTTGTTTCTTGATTAGTATTGTTAATAACTTTTGCAAAAAAGTTGCAAAATAATTGCCAAAAAAGTTTCACATGTCATTCTTTTTTATTATATTAGTACTGTAATTAAAACATTAAACTATATGGAAAATATCGAATATCTAAGTTCAAGGAATAAAGACCTCCTTTTGATGGGGGCTAAGACCACTGGAAGCTTTCTAGAGGGTTTTAACTACGTAAATGAAAGTTTATATGTCGATGAATCAGACGAGCTCTACGCGTTCTGTGAGTACATTGAGAACGAGATTGGTGGAGCAGGTCCAATCAACATCGATATGCTTTGGTTAGGCTTTAAATATCCTGAGTCTGAATACTTTGCTAAAGAGACTGCAAGAATCAAAGAGGATATGGAAAGAATTAACTCATACTGCTAATATGAAAGATTTTAAATGTGTAATCTGTAAAAAAGTAATTAAAGGGGAGTATGGAAATAATCCTGCTCCTGTTGTCAACAAAGGTAAATGTTGTGATACTTGTAATTTCACTGTCGTTCTACCTGCAAGAATTAAACTAGCATACCAACAATAAATCAGAGGAGGTGTCCTATGTCATGGGACCACAGACCTTGGGAAGAACAATCCCGACAACGAGACAGAATGGAATGGGAAAGGCGTGAATTCAAACGTCTTGAGATAGCTGAAGAGCTAAAGACTGAAAAAAAGTTGAACAGATTTGAAACTGTTTCTGGGAAGTCGCATATAAGTTATGACTTTAACCCTCAGGGAAAGATTAGTCCCCAGGGGCTTGGAAGCAGAGACTAGGTCAGTTTGGCAATTTTCCCTCGAGTTGAGTTAGCAAGTAATGGTTAAGAAACCAAGCGTCGACTAGGTCATCAAAAGGCTTCGGAACTTTTTTCACCTCGCCAATCTCAGAAACACAATACTTAAATAGCGGAGTCTTAGCTAACTCAGGAGATTCGCAAACATTATTTAGAAACGCAGTCCAGAGTGCGGCCTTATTCATATTACCTTTTCCAGCATGTTTCTTAATCGTAGTCGGTGCAACAGTTAGAATATCTTCGACACAAAGCATTTCCATCATTTGATGTTTTAAGATTGCAGCTCCTGCTGCCATGTCGATAATGTTGTTTGTTCCCATCTTTGAACCGTAAGATGAGCCCTCGAAAGCAATGTAATAATCTTTTGTTGAGCCGATTATATTGACTATAGCAGATATAATATCTGTAGCCATCTCTCTGTATCTCTTAATTTTTGCGAACTCGTTCTTAGAGTAGTCACCAAATTTTGTTTTCCAATCTGGTTGGTGAAATAGAGTTACGTCTGAGAATGTAGAGATTTCTTCTTGACGTTTCTGTTCTGCTTTTGTGCCAGTGCCAGCTTTAAGATATGAGATAAATTGATATTCATTCTTGTCAGATGTCCAGATACAGATACCAGGGGAATTAAGCGAGAAGTCAACTGTTACTAAATTCAAATTAGATTCTTTTACCCATTGCAGCACCTAGGGCAGCGCCAACTAAACGGGAAGTTAATAAATCGTAGAAGATACCTTTTTGAATACCAAGTACTTTAGCAACCATCTTACCCATAGATTTTCCTAGCGCGAAACCAGTTAAACCACCGATAATAGAACCTAGAAGACCTTCATTTACTATATCTTCTTCAAGTCTATCTAGATCGAAAGAACCATCTTCTTTTTGATATTGCTTTACGAACTCTTCTAGAGCTGCGTCAACTTTTTCTTCTAATTCAGGAGTCCACTCAGATTCTAAACCCTCTTGTAAGAGTTTCATATCTGTGTCCGTGATTTTAGCTTCAACTAAGTATTCATTAAATGTTTTCATAATGTATATATCTTTTAATCTATTTCCATTCTTAAGTTAAACTTATTGTAGAAGAAGTTAACTTCAAAGGTAGCGAAGTCAGCAACATTTTCTGCCATATTAAGATTTAACTCGTTGATTGAATTCATAATTATTTTCTCGAACTGCATAAAAGCAACCGATGAGCCTTCAGCGTCTAGAATTCTAAGAGTCATAGGTTCAATATAAGGTTGTTTTGTAGTTCTAGCATAATAGTAAAGTAGAGTGTCTGTCATAATCCAATAATTAATGAAACCATCTAATAACTGCATCGTTACCGTGAATTCTCTTTGGACTGTATTTTGAATTGGCACCGCACCTCTATGATACCTAGTCGTACCGTCGTTATCTGCTTGAGTAACTGGGTCAAAACTTATACCTGGAATACTTACACCTTGAATTGAGTAATTAATAAAGTCGATTGGTTCTGCTAATAGATTACCAGGTACTTTGTTTAAATATCTCTTGTATTTCTCAGCTACTTCCTCAGGGATAAAACCTCTAGGAAATCTAAAATCGTATGAATTGTTTCTGCTATTTAAAATCATTATCCAAGAGTGAATTTACCTTTAGTTACCATTGACTCGTCAGCTCCGTTATCTATGCTGATATAGAAATCTCTGTTTACCATACCTCTAATAGTATTAGCATTCTGTTCGTTAATCTTAAACAAGACTTCACCTTTACCCATATCTATTTCTTTATTGTAGACATGGTTGAACTTCAATTTAGTTTTACCATCATTGAAAGTTAAGATAACTAGTTCTGCATTCTCAAATGATACTAATTCGAAATCATCACCTCTTTTCTTAGCGATTACAAATTTAATATATGTTGAAAAAGGAGGAATTGCGATTGTTAAATCACCCTCGTTTACAAACTCAGTTGTATCAAACTCTTCAACTTCAGCAAATAACTCTACACCTCTACCACCGCCGAAACCAGTACCTGCACCGGATCCAGATCCAGAACCTATGCTTCTAAGATCTACTCTAGAACTAGATGCAATTACATTATGTCTCTCGATAAATGAAGGTACAAACTTAACTGAACGTGGTAAGTTGTCTGTAATAAAACCAGAGATTGTTTTGTTAGAAGAAAGACTTGGCAATACATTATAGACTTCTGTCATGATATTTGGATTATCAATCTTAAGTGCTGATAATCTCTTACCATACTTAGAAGCTTCCGCTACAGTTAAAGCTGCTTTCTTTACAATTTGTGTATTATCTGTTTGGTTGTAAATTCTCATCGTAACATCTATTGAGAAGTTTACAGCCACATTAGCGTTTTGAATTACAGGTCTGAAAACTAGAGGAGTACTAAAGTCTTCATACTGTGTAAATGTTGTTCCACCTGTTTTAATAAACGAGGTACCTACCTGTTCAAATACCTCTACTTCAAAGATAACCACTATGTCATCAGATGAAGTCTGTATTCTATCTAGTATATGTCCCTCGAATGCTGCAATAGAATTATCTTTCTCTCCGTAAATCTTAAAGTAGTCTCCGTCTGTTGCATTTTCTACCGTAACAGTGAAATCTACAAACTCATCTTCTCTAGGAACTGTAAATACATTTTCTTCTCCAGTATAAACATAGTCGAAACCATTAATAGTTTTTAGACTATCTAGGAGTGCAAATCTAATACCGTAATTTGAGAATGGGTCTAAATCACTTGAACCTACACTACCATCTCCATAAAATCTATCTGTGAACTCTGCATTCTGTCCAATTAAACTAGGAATCTTAATGTTAATAAACTTAGACCAAAGAGTTTCACCTAAAATAAATGGCTTAGGATTAGAATGTTCATAGTTACTCTGATTTAAGTAGACTAATTGGGTTAAGAAGTTTTTAACACCAGTCGTTCTACCAGCAGTTACTTCAAATAGAAAGCCTTCATAACCTCTAGCTGAAAAACTAAAACCAGATCTTAAGTGTAGTCTTACAGTATCATAAAGAATAAAGTTGATATTCTGAGTTGCTTCTGTTTGATAATTTAAAAGATCTGCCTCATTACCTCCTGGCCAGTCAACTGAATTATTAATAAAGTTGTGCATCTCATAGTTACCTGTAGAGTCATAACCTAAAAGTGCATATTTAGTTGCATCTTCTCCAGGTACGTTAACTCCATGGTATCTACCAATAGTCTGATTAATATCATTTCCAGTAGCTTCATCTGGTGAAGCGAATAGAGGATTAGCTCTAGTATCTACTATAACCTTACCACCGATTAAACCAGGATACGTGTATTCAACTGTACCGTTTGTATTCGGAGTAAATTCACCTATTTGTGTTGTAGGTGAATAAGAGTAAATACCTAAACTACCTGTAATTGCAAATTGAGCAGGAGCAGCAAGAGCACTTAAGTCA